AAGAAGCTCTTGATGCTGTTTTTAATAACATGGGAGTTGGGTGCTTTGAGGGTGCTACAGGTACAGGCAAAACAAAAGTTGCTTTGGATTTTATAGAAACTGTAAGAAAGATTATTTTAAGTACAGAGCAAAGAGAAATTGTTGGTTTGTTAGTTGTTCCTACTGAAGAGTTAAGAGATTCAGATTGGCCTGAAGAAGCTGCTAAATGGAATGTGAATTTAGAGGGAGTAAAATGTATTTGCTATAACAGTTTAAGTAAACAACAATTATACAAGTATGACTTTATTATCTATGATGAATGTCATCGAATAACTACCCCAAATTTACGATTGTTAGAAGGTGTTTTAACAGCAGTAAAAAAACCTTACATTTTAGGACTTACTGCTACTAAGCCGGAGGTTGAATATCCGGATGATACCGAGAGAGTATTTCTACTTAATACGTTGTTACCAACAGTGTACAGAATAACAGTAGATGAAGCAGTAGATTTAGGTTTGGTAGCAGACTTTGAAATTTCAGTTCTATATCATGCATTGGATTCTCTAAATAAAAATATCAAAGCTGGAACAGCTAAAGATCCTTTTTATCAAACTGAAGCAGCTGCATATAGTTTTAGAACTAAATCTATTCAGAGAGCTACCATACTTGCAAAAAATAACCCTAAACAAGAGAAACTAAAAATGATTCAGATTTCAAAAAGAGCTCAGTTTCTCTACAATCTTCCTTCTAAGTTTCGACTAGCTAAAGAATGTTTCGATAAGTTACAGGGACAAGGTAGACTTCTTGTTTTTTGTGGCTCTATTAACTTTGCAAACAATCTATCTTCTAATGTGTATCACTCTGAATCTTCTTCAGAATTTTTGGATAAATTTCAAGCCAAAGAGATAGATCATTTAGTTACTGTAAAAGCTTTGAATGAAGGTAAAAACTTAACTGCTCCAGATATTGGTCTTATTACTCAGGTAAGTTCTATTCCCAGAGATATTGTTCAACGTATTGGAAGACTAATCAGAATCAGGTATAATCAAATGGATTTTAAAGCTCGAATTGTTATTATTGTAACAAAAGATACTGCAGATGAAAAATGGTTTAATCAAGCTATAAAACATTTTGATACTAAAAGAATTAAATTGTTTACTGTAAATACTCCACCTTTAAAATAATCTTATGACACTAAAAGAAGCAATGGACTTTCTTGTTTTAAACGAGTATGTAGTATTTCATAAAAAGAAACCTGTATTTACTCAAAAATACCACGATGAAGCTGTTACAGGTTTGCAAGTAGCTATTAAATCCGCTGCATCTGTACCTAGTACTATTACACTTGCTCCCGATGCTTATAAAGTACTTTTGCTAGAATGTAAAATTCCTGAAAGAGGTTATGATGCTATGGGGAGACCTTATGCTTTAAACAAGTACTCCAAAGATGCTGAGGCTGCGTTTATTAAAGCTGTAGAATCTGGATATGATCCTAGAATTATTGCGCTTTCTTTAAAGATGTACTATAGCTCTTCAGTAGCTTACAAAAAGACTGTGACTAATTATATGGTCTCCGGAGAGTGGCAGTCAGACTATGATACTATTGTTAGAAAAAGTAAAGATGGTACCTTAACAGAACATTTAAAAAAAGAATTATCCGATGAAAATCCAGCACAATTTACCAGAGGTTAATATAGATACTTCAGCTCCTGTAGACAGTAAGTTTGAAAAAGTTTTACAGGATGGTTTAACTGGACTAAATCAAGGATTTGATGTAGGAGGTTCTATAAGTAGAATGATTGATGGAATTCAAAAGTCTTCTTACTATTTGATAGGTGCACATCCAAACATTGGAAAAACTCAGTTTGCAGACTTCTTTTTTGTACTAAAAGCTTGGTTAAAAGCTAAGTCAGTGGGTAAACCTTTAAAGATTTTTTACTGGTCTTTGGAGATTTCATCCTCTATGAAAAAAGCTAAGTGGGCTTCCTTTTATCTCCAGATGAAGTACGGGCTTCATTGGAAAGCAAAGTTTATTTTGGGAAGAATTCCGGATAAACTTCCTACTAAAGAGGAGTTTGAAAAAATTCAGGAAGCTTTACAGTTTGTAAGTTATTTGCTACAAGATGTTATTATCATTGATCAGTCTATGCCTGGTCATAGATTATACAAATTTATAGCTGATAATTATTACGCTAAATTGGGAACTATTAAAAGAGATACTCAGACAGATCAACAGAAAAAGTTTAATATTCCTGGACATGTTATCAGTTTTATACCTAATCAAGATATTCCTTTAACACTTTTAGTAGCAGATCATATAGGATTGATTCCTGGCTCAACAACTAAAAATGCATTAGATGCAATGTCCAAAGATTCCGTAGATGCTAGAAATATGTTTGGAATTAGTCCTGTACTTATACAACAGTTTAATCAGGATTTGATGTCTTCCAGAAGAGAATCTTTAACTAGGGGAGTCAAAGATGACCCAAGAAGAATTCCTCAGCTACTTGCTCCACAGCAATTAGATTTTGGAGATAGTACCTACACATTCAGAGATGCGGATTTAGTACTTGCTTTAGTACAACCAAGTAAATTTCAGTTACAAACTTTTGATGATGTTCCTATTGGCCCTGTAGAATTGGGAGGTATTGGACCTCATTTTAGAGCTGTATATCTTCTAAAAAATCGAGATGGTTTTACAGATAGATATCAGCACCAGTTTATGGATGGTTTAACTGGAATGTTTTATGATCTTCCGGAAACTTTGGACCCGGATTATAGTCCATGGATTCACTTCGCTAAAACTTTAAAATCTTATGGCTAATGTAGTTTTAATAACAGGCAATACCGGTACAGGTAAGTCAAGATCTCTCAAGGACCTTAACCCTAAAGAGACTTACTTGATAAACTGTGCAAACAAACCTCTCCCATTTGTTGGTTCCGGTAACTTGTATCAGTCGGGAGTTAATATGATAGTTTCTAATGAGTCTGGTTTTATTGTAAGTGCAATAAAACAAGTTTCAGAAAAAGCTCCTCATATTAAGAATTTGATTATTGATGATTCTGGTTTTATTATGACCGAGTTATTCTTTAAGAAAACTTCTGAAAAAGGCTATGAAAAGTTTACTGAAATTGCCAAGGCATTTCAAAGTATTCTATCCACAGCCAAATCCCTCAGAGATGATCTCAACATTGCAATCATAATGCATGAAGATGATTTAGTTTCTAATGGGATTATTGTTGGCAAAAAGGCCAAAACTGTAGGTAAACTTGTAGACGATCAATATAATCCACTCTCTGTGGTTACTGTTGCTCTGTTTACAGATGTTTCTTACGACAAAGAAGGCAATCCTGTTTATAGTTTTATTACAAACAGATGTCTTCGACAAGGAATAGAGATTCCAGCAAAATCTCCTGAAGGGATGTTTCCTGATCGCCTTATTCCTAATAATTTATCCTTAGTATTCAAAACTGCTCGAGAATACTACAGTAATTAGAGCATTTAAACAATAAAAATATGTTTTCATTAGATTTTTTGGATAACTTATCCATTCAAGAAATTAGCTCAACTTCTCCTCGTTTAGCTAAGAAAGATTCAAACCCTCCTGCCACATTTATGGGTATTCGTGTACATAAAGATGGTAGTATTTTTCCATCAGAAGCTTTGGTACAACGATTCAATTTGGAGTATCCTAAAGCTACAATTGTCAACAAACAATTATTTGATGTTGAAAGTGGCGCTCCTTTAAAAGATGAGCAAGGAAATCCTATTACAAAAAGAATCGTCGAAACTCCGGAAGGTCACTTTGGGTTTGACGTATTCTCTTTGCACAATTGGAGCCAGGTTGAAAACCGGTTAAATATGTCTAACATTATCCTTGTTGCAGTCACTCCTAAAAAAGCTGACAAAGTTGACCTGTTTTCCAATACCAAGTACAATGATGATGGTACACCTAAATCCAGCGTTTTGGACCAGGGTGCTGGAACTTATGGAAAAGATAGCCTGTTGCCTATGCTGAAAGAGGTTTATGGTCACAATGTGGAAGATATGGATTATGTGGATCTGGAAGTGAACTTAACAAAAAATATTCGCAGTGTGGCTCCAAGTGGAATTTTCAATTTACCTAAATTGATTACCCGTGGAGAAAAGAAAGGAAAAGCGGATTTTGTACGCAGAGAAAATGTGGACATTTTTCCACTTATGATTGCAACTCCTTCTATCCCGGTGGTTGAAGCAGCAGCAGAAATTGCAGTACCTGCTGCACCAGCTATAGCTTCTGCTTAAACAAAGTTTCATTTCTTAACTTCTTTAAAAGAAGTTATTTTTACATCTTTATAAATTTTACCATGATAGGAATAGGCATTAATGAAAATGTGATTTTAGCCGGAGTCACAATAACTGAAAAAGACGGCAAAATATCTACAGATTTTAAACTCTCTTCCGATGTAGTAGACTCATCAGAGGGAGTTGAATATGATCTGGAGGATAAGTATGATGAGCAAGGAAATGTAATTACTTCTGGAGGTAAAGGTACTGTTGTCAAAGTATGGCCTGTATCTATCCCAAAAGAAGAATCTAACGGTAAATCTTACTCTATTGCAGAAAGAGTTAATACCGTTTTAGAAGCCTTAAAAGAACAACAAAATTTCTTTACTGCTTGGGCACGTTGTTATGTAACAACAGACAAATTGGTAGGAGTTTTTCAGCGTTTTCAAGGGTTAACTCTTACCAAAGACAACATCTCCTCTGTGTTGGATGAGCAAGTTACTGCTGCAGTACTTAGAAATCTTACCAACCAGTTTGTAGCTTTGGTAGGCCCTCATTTAAACAAATCGGAATTTAAAGTAAGACTTTTACTTAAAAGACAATCGGAAGCTAAAGCTTTCCCATCTTTTAGAGATAAGTTTATTACTTCATTTCCTTTTGTGGAACCAATGTCAGGAATTCCTAAAGAAGCTTCAAAAATAGCTTTTACAAAATATGAACTTGATAAAAAGTTGGATAGTTCTGCGCCGGCAGCTACAACAAGTAGCAGCGAGCCAACAGCGGATGTTCCAGCTGAGTCTTTGTTTAAAATTCCAGAGCAAGCTGTGGATTTGAACCAGGCTTTAGGATAAATATGCTTTCACTTTCTGATATTTCAGAGTTAACAATTTTAGAGCGAGTCGACGAGTACTCGCTCTATTGTTTTTATCTAGGCTATGAGCCTGTTATAGGAGCCAAAACTAACTCAGTTCTTCGTACAAAAGACGATAAAGCTTCTTTTGGAGTTTTTGAAAGAAAGAGAGGAAATCCAGAAGATCCTCATGAGTTCTTATGGAAAGATCAAGGACTTCCTTACCCTAATTTTGGAGACATATTTGACCTGGTTAAAATTCTCTTTAGATTAACTAGATGGGAAGCTATTATCAAAGTTGCAGAAGATTTTGGACTGGTAGAAGGTTCTACAAATGTGCCTAAAACTTTAATTCATGTGCCAGTTAAAAAACGTCCTTGCGAAATTTCTTTCAAAGAACGAGTTTTCACTCCAGCAGATTATAAGTATTGGGAACAATTTCATATCTCCAAAAATACTTTAGAGTTTTTCAAAGTTAAAGCTGTGTCTTACTATTTTTTGTACAAAGAAAAGGATAATGCTTTTAAACCTGTTGGGAATATGTATGCTTATAAAATTCAATCTAGATATCAACTTTATCAGCCTAATCCTAAATTATTTATTATGGATTGGACTGATAGTTGTATTCCAGGATTTGAGCAACTAAGAGGAAATGAAGTATGTATCATCACTAAATCTTACAAAGATGTAATGCTTTTATGGCAACTAGGATTTGATGGGTGTTCAATAACTAAAATATTATCTTTTCCAGTTTCTAAATCAAACGCAGGAATTAAAGATTCAAAGTTAGAATTGTACACATTAAACTTCATGTGCATTCCATTGTACCAAGTTTCCATAGTAAAAAAGTCTGCCACAGATAATCCTGCTTTTCCTCCTAAACCAAACTTACCTATAGGAACCTTGGAAAGTCTTTTAGTAGAAAATCCGAGATTAAAATATTTAAGAATTCGTTTTGGCCCAATTCCTACTCCGTAGTCTCTGAAGGTAATAAAGTCTTTTTCGCTATTGGCATTTCTGTAATAATCAATATAAACTTTGTTATCTTCAGAAAGCCAGTTTAAATCATAATAAGATTCATCAAATTTGCTATCTACCAATAAAGGATCATTATTATCATTTTCATAGTAGTTTGAACTAGGGATTTTATTGGCTAGAATATCTCTTGCCATGGTTTTTTCAGAGTTAGCATCTAAGCAATTTGAAGCTAATTCTCGGACAGTACTTTGTATTGGAAATTGGTACACTTATTAAAATCGAAACTAAAAAACACCATTGGACAGACTATGAGAGAGCAGTAGAAAAACAGCTTATGTTTTTTACTGAGGTAGTATTTACTACCCATAAGGACGATCAAGGATCCATTAAAAAGTTTCAGCCTAAGGTCTTGTACGAAGATGAGTTTTTAGTAATCACAGATAGTACTTATTACAGCCGTCCTTATTTGGTACTTAACAGAGTAAATTATGGAAGTATTAATTTTGATGAACTAGAACTTAAAACTCTAACAGGTAATTTAGGATTAAAAGTACTCCCTGAAAATATTGATGTGTCCCCTTCCAGAGAAAGTATTCTTTGGAAAGATAATACTAAAACACAAATTCTTCAACGATTAGCTCAAGCTTCTAGTTCTGCTTCAAAAGTTTTACAAGCTAATTTAAATCAAACAGATTTTATTGATTGGTACCGTACTTGCTTATATACTTTAAGTTCTTGGTACTCTTTCAGAGATTCAGGAGAAGCCACTGTTCTGCATACTTTGGCTAGTATAGTAGAAGCTAAAGATCTTGAATTCAGATTTAGTGCAGATCCTGAGGTAAGATTTAACCATGATCCTTTTAAAATGTTTATAGGAGTATCAGTAGTTCTGGTTAAATCAGAAGAATATCGGGTTGCTGGTAAGCTCAAACGTAGATTAAAACGAGAGTCTTCGACTATTAATCAAGTTGTAAATCTTCCTATATATTTAAGAGTTGGACCATCTAGCTCTAAAAAGAATCGATACCTAACCACTATTCACGGGGAATATGCAGAAATAAAAGTAGCAGATCTGTGGAAAGATGAGGATACTGAAGAAACTGGTTCAGAGGAGGAAGAGAAAGAAGTACTGTCTGCTGCTATGCTAGAACTTAAAGCAAAGTACCAAGAGTTTTTATCCAGGGCATCTAAAGCTACTAAACTTTTGCTAGAATCTTCTTACTTGAAAAAGTACGACGATGTAGTTGTAGGAACTTTTGACTGGTCCGAAGATGTTGAAGAAAAAGAACAGCAAACAAAAGAAGAAATTAAAGCTGCAACTGTTTCTGCGGCAGAAAGGCGTAAACAAGAAGGTAAACTTTTATTAAGAGCTTTAAGATCTAGTACAGATAATTATACGCCAGAGCCATATCAATTAACTCCTTTGGAAATTCCGTTTGATGTTATAAACAAGTGGGAGGATTCAGAAATTTATTATGGAACTCCCACAGATCAGCAAACCCTTATCATAGTAGCGTTTCTTTGTAGAAGGGATTTAGATTGGGCACAAAAAGGAAATAATCAGTATTTAAGGCACATCCCAGATCCAGAATTAAAAAATCTGTATGGAACTGCCTATAATTGGGAGTTATCCTTACTTCAATCTTTTGTAAATCCCTCTAAAGGAATAAAACTCTTCCAAGTTGCAAAAGATAAAGTAAAGTATGTTAGGGACTTCAAGCATATTTCTAAATTCTTTGCCAAAATTGTACACAAAACTATTACTATGTCTGATGTTCTTATTCAATGGAATACAGCTCGTCAAATTGTAAAAGTCTTACACAAATTAGACTTTTTACAAAATTTAAAAGAGTTATTTCCTAAACAACATACCGCTTATGAAACTCTTCAAAAGTATGTAAAAACCCACTATAGGGAGTTAAACATTAAGCTGGATAATGAAAAAACTCCGTTTGCTGAAGCCGAAACTCAATTGATAGATCACTTGGATAAAATTCAGCAATTACAGTTACTTGTACATAAAAACAGTAGCCCGGAAGAAGTAGCGGCTTATGTACAAACTAACTGGGGACAAGTTGATATTGACTCCGGAGTTGCGGTAGATTTGGATCTTTTACAGGAACTTTACCAACTTATCGATTGGAGTAGCTCTGTCGAACAATTATTGAATGGAAATATCCTTCTTACTGGCAGGTCTACCGCTTATCAATCTTATAATATGTATGAGGCTCGTTCTCTACAACCAATCCCTCATGACTTATTTGAGTCTGTTGTCGAATATTGTCGCAATAAAGGCTTACTTTAGTCTTAAAATTCCTATTTATGTTTATTACAGTTAACAAGGTGAATGATCGTATCACCGGACAAGTCAATGGTGTCCCTTATCATTGTACATACGATTCTGGCAAATATGCCAAAATGAAAGAAATGGAAGAAGCTTCTTATGATATTGCTTCCATGCAAGAAATGAAAGCTTTAATTGAAAGTTTTCTTCCGTACACAAAAGAAAGTTATAAAGAAGTGATTGAGTCTGCTACTCCTCACTTGTTTGTAAACCCGGTTACAAATGAATTTTTCCTTCGATTAAAGAATGGCAAGCAATCTTCAATTCCACTGCCTTCTCAGTTTGCTACCAGGGTTATGAAAGCTGTGGATGAAAACCTGTCTGTAGAGCCTTTACTGAAAGCATGGGCAAGATTTTTATGCCCTATTCCAGGAAGACCAGCTTATACTCCTGAGAGAGGCCGTCTTTTTGCAGAATATATTTCTGCCCCTTATGTTTCTCAAGAAGAGTTACGCAGATTAATGAATGAAGAAAAACTGTCTTTGGAAGTAGCTACTGCTCTTTCAACTACTACCCAAGTAGCCATCACTAAGGAAGGATTTTTGAATTGTTATAAAGTAAGTCGAGAAATTACTGATCGATTTGCTTTAGATGACAAAGAGGAAGTTATTAAAAAGTCTATTCTGCAAAAAACTGTAGATGCTGAAACTGGTTTGGTGTCTTATACTGATCCTTTAGAATACGCAGAAGATAGAGTTTTTGAACCTGCCATTATGGGGAAAGGGGGTGATGCTTTTGTTTGTGCTTCTTTGGGAGGAGCTGATAAAAAAGTGGCTCATATTATCAAAGTAGGACATGTACATTACCTGGAGAACTGGAGTCAAGTAAGTTACCCTGGAAGCAAAGGGTTGCATTGTGGAGGCTTATCTTACATTGAAGGATATCAGGTTGATGGAACAATCACTCACAATATCTTGGTTAACCCGAGTGATATTCATACAATAAACATGCACCATGATGGAGCTATGACTGTGAAACAATATTTTGTGCACTCTACATTTAATGGAGTGAATAAAAATCTGTACACTTCTTCCAGCTATGCAGAATTTACTGATAAGCAATATCAAGAAGTTCTTGAAGCTGCTATTAAGGTTCAAGAAGATACTACAAGTGCTTTAGAAGAAGCTCAAAACTTAATTTAGTATTTTATCGAAGGCTGGAGGATTACTCTTCCAGCCTTTTTTATTAGTTTTACATCATGAGTAATCGAAATAGGTCGGTAGGACATTCATGGGAAAGGGATGTCGTAAAACTACTAAAAAGTATATTCCCTCATATAGCTACAGCGAGAGCTTGTAACCGGAAGAGAGATAGTGAAAAAGTAGATTTAGTGAATGAGGATGAGTTGGCAAATGGAAGACTCCCGTATAATCTGCAATGTAAATGTATGACCGGTAATATAGATGCAGAAAAACTTCTTCAAGAATTGCCTATTATTCCTGGAATTCCTAATATTGTACTTCACCGAAGAACAAAAAAAGTAAATACTAAATTCAGGGTTACAGGAGAATACGCTTATATGCATGCTTCTGATTTTATAAACCTTCTTCAAATCATAAAAACCCTTCAAGATGAAGTCAATTCTTATAGATGCTGATAGTTTAATTTACATCATTGCATACCATCACAAGGATTCTGAAGAGTTTTATGTACATCAAGCTTGTGATTCTTTATTGACTGATATTTTCAATCAAACAGACGCTGAACAGTATTTAGGAGTTTTTTCTGATCCTCAATTTTCCTGGAGGGAAGAAGTTTACCGGTTTGCTCCTTATAAAGGAACCAGACCTGATAAACCTGAGTGGGTGACTAAATGGTCTTCTACTATTAAAGAGTATTTTATTTCCCTAGGAGGATTCTATGAGCTATCTCATGGCCTTGAAGCGGATGATGTACTTGGTATTCCTTTTGAGGGTTTAGATATTACCTTGTGTTCTCCGGATAAAGACATCAAACAAATCAAAGGAGTTCACTATGATTATAAAAAACGAGAATTTGTTACAGTGACTGAATTTGAGGCAGCTTATAACAAGTGTATGCTTTTACTTTGTGGAGATACCTCAGATAACATTAAAGGTATCCCCGGTTTAGGAGAAGTTAAAGCTGCTAAACTTTTAAAGGAGTGTACAGACATTGTTGATTTATACTCCAAAGTAAGTTACCAGTACTTTAAAACTTTTGGTGATTTCTATGGACCTATTATCAAAGAAGAAACAGAAATAACTGTAAACATTGATTTTGCAGAACAACCTGAAAGAATTAAAGCTTTTTTACAAGGAATTAATGGCACCCTTTTCAAACCTACCCCTAAAATTCACCCGGAAGAGTTGCTAAGAATGTAGTAATTTTTGTCCAAATTTTAAACACATGGTAAATACCCTTCCAGAATTAATAGAAATCATGAAGAAAGAACATTTATGTACTTTTTTTGTGCTTCCTCTTATAGGACTTTCAAGATTCAATTTTGGCGAAGGAAATTTTGTAAATTGTTACATTTCAAACGACCTATCTAAAGTATTTGTGCAAGTTCACGATATTAAGGTAGTTCCCATGGAAATTAAATTTACTTGTACAACACTCCATGTTAAGGATGGATTGAAGGAAAAGTATGGCATTCCTGGGGCAGTCTTAGAATTCACTATTCCAGAACTCTGGAATAAAGATTTACAACTTTTTCAAAAAGGTTTGTACAGCAAAATGAGTCCTTACGCTAAAGATCTCATTAAAAAATTATCTGGATTAAAAGATGGAGTTAGTAAATTAGATAAAATAATTACTGATTACAGGTTACTTGCTTTAGATAAATCTCCTTATTTAAAAGAATATTTAGAAGAAGCTTTAGATATCTACCTGTCTCCAGATTCAGAGTTAATGGAACCTCCGGCAAAAGAACAATTTTTAATTGTATAAAATTAAACCTCCCAGTTAACAGCTGGGAGGTCTTTTTTCTTTAAGGCTTGAAGAATAATTCCGCTTCTGCTTTTCTTCTTCGAACCAATCCTTGAAGAATTACTTTTTTCTTGTTGATTGTTCCTCGTATTACAGAACTTTCCCAATACTTTATGAGTGCTTCTTTTGACATTTTTCCATTTTGCCAGGCTTTAATGTTTGCAAAAATTTTATACCTGGGAGACCCTGTTCCACAGTTGTAAACAAAAGAAACTAAAGCTCCTTTTTGATTGTCATTCAGTTTGTCCATGCTTGGACCTAAAATGCCAGCTGCTGGAAGGTATCCTTTAAAATAAGCATCTTTTTCTAAAGCTTTTATAGCTTCTGCTTCTGTCTTAATAGAAGCTAAAGCGTAAGCTCTTTTCTTGTTATGTGCACCTTGTAAATGTCCCTTAGTTATTGGATCTGTCATGGCTCTTCCATATCCCTCTGTCCAGATACCTACCGGGTCTAATTTAGGCTGCAATCCTACTACAGAGAGATCGCCATCGTGTAAGCTTTCGAAACTTTTGATAAGATTTTCAGAGGCTTTATTTAGCTTGTACATAGTTATGCTTTAATGATGTTATTGATTGAATTTACAATTGAAGCTTGAATGGTACCATCAGTATCTAAAGAAGAATCTAAAGGGTCTTCAACATTTTGCCAATCAATACTTACTCCATTCAAAGATTGTACAATATAGAGGGGTACGTGTACTTCTTGGTTATTTTCTACTACCAAATGTAACATTGCATAAGTATACCCTCCTTGAGTAGCAGTAGTACAGTGATGCCCAAAAAGTCTATGAAGTTTAAAAGATAGTGGGTTATATCCATCAGGATCTTTAGGCCACAGACCAAAAAAAACTTCATCGTTTACTTTGTATACTTGAATCCTGGTATTGACTTGCATAATTATTGGAATTCAGTGTTAATATTGACAGCAATAGATTTTTGTACTGCATCTTCAGCACCGGTATCTACTTCGTGTTCAATCAAAGTAGCTCCAGAACTGTTTATGATTTGATCAATAGTTATGAGAGGAATTTCTTTAATCTTATCTGCAGAAGTACACACAAGAGTATTGTTTCCTTCAGAGATTTTAGAATAATGAATTTTTTGTACTCTCAAAGTTTCAACTAAAAGAGGATTTCCTTCTCCAGGCTCTGACGCATCTGGTTCATATATAATGAAAGGAGCTTTTACGGTAAGTACTGACATAGTATAAAATTAATAGTAGTTATTTGAATTTCCAAATTCTTTCCATTTTCCTATAGGGCATGTTTTAGAAGGTGCTGCTGTAGCTGCGCTTAAAGGACATTTACACTTAGAACATTTAAACAGATTAGCTGAAGAGTGAATTAGCTTTAGCAGTACTTGACCGGCAGGAGTTATTTCTTGTCTATAAGGGCAAGAATTACAGATTTTAAGTCTTTCCCTCATCATTTGTTTAGTTTGATGATCTGCTTTTACAAAATTAATCCATCCCTCCGCTATAGTAGTTAAAGAATCCACTAAGATTTTTTATTTCTGTTTTTAAAATATCTTGTTACTTTATTACAGATTGCTTTTGCAAGTAATCCCCCAAATCCCCCGGCAAGTCCTAGAACTGCACTCATAATGATTTTACCCATTATAGCAGTAGGATCTATTGCTAGCCAATAGCCTAAAGTTAAAATACTCCCAGAGGAGAAAGCTGTAATAGTTTCCATATTTTCTTTGAGGTAAGGAATGTGAATTTGTAAAAAATATTTTATCATGGAAGTATAATTGTTTTAGTAGGATAAGATCCTAGTATATGGCAAATAATTGTATCTGCAGCAGAAAGCGTAGGAAATCTAGCATCTGTTGAGTGGTGCGAGAAATTTAAGTACACATTACCGTTAGGTAAAATTGTAACTCCTAGATTGTACATCAAACAGTAAGCTGCAAATTGAACTGTATGTCCGGTATTCCAGTATCTGGTGCCTGAGAATACTGCATTACATGGTAGGTTAACAGTATGAATAGGTTCAAATCCACTTGGGACAGTACCAACAAATTTTTCTATTAAACTTTTTGTAGAGCCACTGGTTCCAACATCTCCGGATATAGTACTATAAGCTACGTATAAAGCTACATCACAGTGTACCATAGCCTTATCGTTATGATCCTTCCAACGTTGTAATTTGTTGATTGGATCTTCCATTTCATCTGTATCTATATCTGCATTACCTGTACAAATAAAAATGTTTGTTGTAGGAGTAAAAGTTTCAAACTCATAAACGTACTTATTGTTTGATGGTACCCAATTAGGATTTTCCCAAATTAAACATTTTCCATCTTCTGCTACAGTTTGAGTATCACAAGATGCAGCAGCATTAGACAAATCTCCTACAGTATGAGTATGTGCTGGAATAGTTGCTGGAGGTATAGGATTTGAAGAAGCTCCTGTAATTCTTCCGTAAGCATCTATTGTTAAAACAGGGTAAGACGCAAGATTGCCATAAGTCCCGGCACTTATACCAGTAGCTACTAAATCAAAGGTAGGATTTCCAGCTACTCCTGCAGGATTTGTAACAGCTATTCTACCTGATGTACCGGCTAAAGATCTTAATACCCAGGTATTACTGGCACTTCTAACCGCTATTCCTGTACCAGATAATGCTTCAATAGCTGTAAGATCTGCACCCAAAGAAAAAGCTGAAATACTCTGCATAGTAACTGCTGTAACATGTCCTGTAGCATTTACAGTTATAATAGGATACTCCGAAGAATTTCCATAAGTTCCTGCTGAAACTCCTGAATTATTATGACTTATTTGCCCATTTAAAGGATTAAATGAAACAGGAGCTATTCCACTTAATGCATTATAAACTAATGTATTACTGTAAAATACGTTGTCTCCTAAATCTATGTCATTGATTGTAAGTACTACTTTTCCAGTTTTTCCATTAACTGATACTACACAACAACCGTTTGTATTGTCATTTTGTTCTGGAACTAAACCATAAACATTACATTGACAACTATCTGTCGATGTTTGAGATAAATCAAAAGGATTAGTTACAGTTCCTCCACAAGTAGTACAGTTAGCCATTGCAACAACATTTTTTAGAGATTTGTTCAGATAGTACCAAAATGGCATTAAGCTGAACTTCAGTTAAGAAATTACTTTCAGTAAAGGAGAAATTTTCCAAAGCATACCAGTACAGCAATAAACAGTGCACTCCTAAAGCGTTGCTCGGTAAACAAGGATTGGGAATTGTTTTGTACAAGTCATTGTAGGCCATGGCTAAAGTTCCCTCCATAATACCAGCTCTTATACCAGAGATAGTTTTACAAACCTCATCTTCAGTAATAGAGGGGCTTAAAGTAGTGATATCGTACAAGTTAACTGCCACAGGTAGTACAATTTACAGATGAGCTTTTAGATGCCAATAAAACAGCTGCATTATGAGCTTTAGAATAGTTTGCACAAGAGAAAGCTATTTGAGCAGCATGCTTTAACATTAACCTGGATAAAAGTTGAAGAGATTTTTCATTACTGCATCCATCTCCGTTAGCCAGGGCACTGATAGCCATATCTCCTATATCTGATATTAAAGAACCTTCTCCTTCATTTGTTATAAGTATATACTTGGATACTTTATACAAAATCCATAAATCATCATCTGCTGAGGCTCCAGTAAGGGTTTCATTCAGTGTAATAGTTGTATTAGTTACACTAGCTATTGTAGCTACGTCTTCTAAAGAAAAATCTTCGTCGGCTGATTTTATTAAGCCATACACTCCTTCGAATATTCCATAAGGGTCTGCCCATTGATCTACATTTGTTTTTGTTAAAACAGTTTTACCGGCATTTAAAGTATAACTTAAACCGGTCAATTGTTTGGTAAAGTAAGCTGTAACCAGGTGAACTCCATCTTCAAACGTGTGACTTAAAGTTGCTTCTACAAGTTGCTCATCCCCATCAGTAGTAAACATTACCTGAGAAGGAATAGTCCCAAATTTTCCAACATACACTTGTTTGTACCATTCAGTATTTAACTGCGGTAACTGTGGGGCTTGTTGATAGCCTGTATCATCAGTCGGAGCATTTCCTGTAATATCGGTCAACTTGAAGGAGTCCGAAGTTTTAGGAATACTTGATACTTGTATTTTGGGTTCAAATGCCATTGTACAAAGATAATTTTATGAGGGTAATTATAAGAGTTTTTGGTTTCTGTATAGTTTTTATCTTTGAGAAGATGCCAGATTCTTTGAAGTCCAATACTCTATTTTTGGGTATAAGTTTACAACCGGAATAGCTCTAGCCTGAGCTTTTAAGAGTTGTTCTCCGGTATAGTCTTCTTCTAACATAAACTTTTTCCAGGCTTTACCGGCTTTAAGTACATCCACAATAACAGCTGAAGCTGGCACAGGATTTCCGATCAACTGGTTAAATTGACTTGGATCTGAGTATAAACTTAAATCCTGATGTAATCGGTATAACATATTACTTGTCATTCTTAATCCCCAACTAGATTCTCCTCTTCTCCTTCTTCTTTTCATTTCATCTTCATCCGGAAGAGCACTTTTGAGCATATAGTATACAGCTAATATGAGCATACTGTACGATAATCCTGCAAGATTCCTTCTCATGTTTTCTATTTCGAAGTCTCGCATCTTTCTTTCTATGACAGTTCCAGAAGCATCTATATCTTCAATCATCTGATCTTCAAAAGGATTATTTCCTGTAACAACACTCAAGGCTTGTTTTAAAAGTAAAGGTACTCCTAACATAGGCAATCTTCCCATAGTACGATATCTTCCTTCTAACTCTCTTTCCAAAATTTCATCATAAGGAAGTTTATTTCCCCAGCGAACTTTAAAAGCTTCAGGAAGCCAACTTAACCTGAACTGTCCTACCAATCTTCCTAAAATTCCTTTTCTAAGATACAATGGAATATCTCTATCCTGATTTCCAAAAATCAGCAACATTATTTTTCTAGTTTTCCAATTCCAGGCAGACCAGGTTTTTGAGTTATTCCAATCATTTTCACCATACTTTTCAGTGTTAAAGTTTGCATTATCGTCTAATGCTTCAAACAAAGAAATTGTAGTTTCGTTTCCATCTATAATAACTTTTACAGGAGTATTTAAAGCTCTTGCTACAATAACAGCTCCTTTAGTTAACCAGTCTCCAGATTTTTGAGCTGCATACGGGTCTAAGAATTTTCTAGCGTTAGATTTTTCTTCCTTTAAATTAGACTCCCCAAATCTAGTATCTATTAAAGCTTCAATTGCTCCAACACGTTCTACTAAACTTCTAATTTTTTTAGCCATATCTCCCCCGGTAGCTCCAAACAGTTTTAAAGCACTTGAAGTCATATTGCCTTTCATAAGTTTATAAGCAGTAATTAATTGAGCAATTGTAAAATCTCCTTTGGTAAAACCATCTTTATCAGCTCTAAATCCTCTGGCATGTAGTTTAGCTGCTAAGAAGTTAAAGGATACGTTGGCTACTGCAGAAAAAGGATTCCAAGCCATAGACTTTAACTGTTGAATTCCAATTAAAGTGTCTCCAACTTTTGAGCCGGAATAGTACCGAGCTGTTTTATTTATAGCTTCTATATCTTTTTCAAGTTCTTTTATTTCTGCTATAAGTTTATCCATTGCTACCATTCTTTCTTGAGAAACAGCTTCTCTCTCCACTTCATCTTCAATATCAAAAGCAAACAAGTCTATTTCGCTTAAAAGTTTTTTCTTTTCTTCTAAAGTTTTATTTAACTTCTTTAGCTTTTCTTTAATCTTTTTATCTTCTCTAGGATTTATATCATACACAGGAGTTTTACTTAATCCTTGAATATCTTTTGCCACTTTAAAAACTTGAGTATCTTCATAGTACTCTAACATTTCTATCAGATTATTCAATCCTTTTTTACCAGAGTTTAATCTGTTGAGGTGTTCAGCATTTAAAAGAGTTTTAATAACATCTAAATATTCTTGTACTGGAGACATGTGCTTGTACTGGAGTACCATATCTCCAAACATTTCAAATATTCTTGGAAGGTTAGTACTAATTGCTTGTAAATCTATTTTATTGTCTGGATCTTTAGGTGCTCTGTTAGTAGCATACTTCAAAGATATCTTCTTGTTTTTAAGTCTGTCTTTTTCCCAAGCTGATACAGTTATCTTAGAAGCTATTTTTTGTTTTATGGTACCGGTTTTAAAATTATCCATAAAATCTGTCACTTCTGCTAAATCTTCTAACAAAACTACAGGTAAAAAATTGTCATGTAATCTACTTTCTATATTAGAAGGTAAGTACGCTCTTAAAGTTTTACTCCATTTGTTTAAAATATTGTAAGCTTCTAAAAGTTTTTCATTTCCGGGTTTATGTAAATCTGCATACTTAGAGTCAAAGTTATCTTCTACTTTGTTAGGCAGCAACCAAACATTTACAACTTTTCGGTTATAAAAATTATCTAAAGTTGTTTTTCTGTCAGCAGTATTTAAGAATGCCATAGGAGAATATTGAAACTCGTAGTCTCGCTTTCTTTTAGCAGTTAAATTTTTAAGATATTGTAACTGATCTCCAGGAGACATACTATTAAAATGTTTCAACTCCTCAGCACTTGCTGAAGTTCTGAACATAGGATCAATTTCAAATTCTTTAAATCTAAGATCTCGTTGTTCAGTGTATCTTTTATAAGATACCTGAGCTTTATTCAATAAGTCTGTCACGGTGGTTTCTCCGTGATTATCTTTTAACTGTTGCAAAAGTGCTAAAGCTTCTGGGGTAGTTAACAACTCTCCGGTTTCTTTGTCTAAGAGTTTATCAATAGGAAGTGCAGTACTTCGTTTTTCTACCTCATCCCAAAACGTTTGAATTGCTCTTTTATAATCCAATGATTTTTCTTGAATAGATTTATTACTTTTTCTAATTGCATAAAAAGTATTGGATAACTTTTTTCTAGTACTAGAAACAAACTTAAACCACTCAGGAGATAAGTTTTGTACAAGTCCCCAAACATCCCCATCTTTACTTTCTTGAATTAATTTTAAACTATCTCCAGGATTTACTAAAAGACTTTGAACTCTTTTTAAATCTTTGATAAGACTTCTATACTCATCTTTCTTATTTTCAATATGATATTGAGTGAAAGTAGTTATAAGCTGAGAAATTTTTTGCCCGTCTCTTTCAAAAGCTATTAAACTTTTTTGAATAATTCCTGGGTCTTCAATCATATCAGATAACTCTGCAAAAGATATTGAAAATCCTACATCCTCTTTGCTAGTACTAGCTACACTTTTAATTCCTTTTTGAACAGCAATGTTAAATAGCTGTTGAGCTTTAATCTCTAACAAATCAGTTCGTTTTTTTAACTCTTCTTGCTCAGGAGTTAAAGTAGTAAAAGGAGTCTTATAAATTTCACTTAAACTTTTCCAAGTGTTTAAAATTTTATAAGCTACAGAAAGTTGAGCCATACCCACAGTTTGTGGATTTGTAATCAATTTATTTACCCAGGCTAATTGATTTTCTCCAACTTCTAAAACTTTAGCAACTTCATTACTATTCTCAATTGTTTCGTAATCTTCTAAGGCTTCCAAGTATAATTTACGGAATTCAGCTTTTTTAATTCTGTCTTCTTCTGAAGATACATTCATGTTCAGTTTATTTCCCAGCATATCTATCTGGGATTTAAACTGCCTTAAAAAGTTGTCTATATAATCTGTTCTAGGTAAAGCTTTATCTTCTATATCTATAACAAAATTTAAATCTTCTTGAATTAAAGTAGCTTTTTGTTTGTATAAATCTGTAGCTACAGAATATACAATTGCTGCATCTAACTCTGTATCAATTTTAAAAGTTTGTTTTGCAAGAACGTTTCCTTCATAAATCAAAGAAGTACTATTTGAAGGTTGAGTTAAACTGTAAGAGAGGGCAAGAGCTTCTTTTAAAAGACTGTTAGAGTTTAAATCTTCTCCTAAGAAATCAAGTACACTTGTAAGAAATTCCAGAAAAGCATCTGTTAAACTTTTTATCCAAGATTGAGACATTCCACTTTCTACAGAATTCAAGTACTTCATCAAATCCTTATTAGTTTGAGTTTGTACCGTAAACTCAAACAAGGAGTTCATACTGTAGTATAAAGAATGGTTTGGTGTACTTATGATTTCGTTTTCAACATCTTCTTTTAACCTCTGTACATCTACTCCGGAAGCTGCCAAACGTTGTTCAAAAGTTTTTAATGCTTGCTGTCTTAACCGATTTAAAGCTAAAGCTTTTTTAGAAGCTTCAAAGTTGTTTAATGTAAATTTAGTAGTTTGCTCTACATAATTATTCCACAACTTCTCAAAAGATTCTAAGCTAAAATTATCCCCGGTAGCATCTTTGTATACTTTTAAAAGTTCAGATTTAGTTCTCCATCCAAGTAATGTCAATAATGCAGAGTTTCTTTGGTGAAGAACTTCATGTACTAACAACTCAGCACCTTTTGATATACTAGAAGTTTTTCCAAGTATTAATTGATTTGTTTTTACTTTGAATGCCCATCTGTCTCCAAATTTTACCTGAAGGGGAGTTGTTACTCCTAAGATTTCTGTAGCCAGGTTATTAATGTTATTAGTATTTTCTGAAAGTTGTTCTGCTAATACTCTTAAATACGTGGGAACACTTCTATCTATAGATAAATTTTGAAGAACTTTTAACAATCCTTCTTCGTTTGTTTCTTCTACTCCATTGTTCCATCTGCTTAAACTGTTGTCAGGAGAAGCATTCTTGTGAATCATTCTATCTACTTCTGTATCCGGAGCAGTACTAATACTTAAATCTCCTAAAGCTATACCAGCTCTTTCATTTGGAAATAAAGATCTTGCTACATTTACAGTTAAATCATACTGAGATACTTTGTTTTCCTGCAGAGTATCTATTCTAGCGTATGTAACAACAGTCCCATTATCAAACATTAGCTTGTACAAAATAGGTTTGTTTTCCATTTTGCTTCTTGTACGTAAAAACGTAGGAAGATCTTTAGAAGGTAACTCTAAAATATTTGCTTTTCCTCTTTCAGTGGAAATTACTTCTGGGTAGTCTCTATCCGAAATTTCAAATACAGGGTTATTGATTTCTTTTATTTTCTCTGTTTTAATTTCTACAGCTAAAGAAGGATTATGTTGAATTATCTGAGTAATAAGATTTGGAGGTATTTCGAAATCTTCAGCCAACATAGTTTTAAGTTGTTGTCGAAGATAAACTGCATGTGCACTACTCGTTAATATTCCTGCAGGGATAATATTTGCATAAGAGTTAGGTCCCGCTTGCGGAGACAGAAGTAAAGAGTATCTAACCAGGTCTTCTCCCAACTGTCTTAAATCTTCATTTGTACTTGTAAACAAGGATTGAAAATCTGCAACAACATCATTATCCGATAATCTTGAAGAAGGTTGGAAATGGTAATTGATTTTATCTGCATCTGTACTCTGTAATCCAAAAGTTACTTCTAAACTTTGTAAATAAGAGTTTGTAGGATTTAGTTTTCGCAGCCTTACTAGCCTTTTGCCTAAAGATTCTTTTCCTTTTGCACCGTATAACAGTTCAAATCTGGAAACAGTTGCAAGACCATGAGCAATTGTAGGATCTATTGTATTTGTACCAAAAATTAAAGGAGAGTTAGAAATAATAGCGCTTTTAAAAGAGTTTAAAATCTTTTGTTGAGATTTAAGCCCTAAGTCTGTCATAGCTTTTCCTTGTAATGCAGCTATACTACTCATCAAATTTTTAATAGTTTCTATGGGATAGACACTACTCATTAAATCTAAAGCTGTTGGAATTACTAATCTAAACAATTCTTTTTGTTGACCATCATATAAACTATCTTCATCTAAAAATACTTTACTTCCTGTTCGATTAAATAAGTTATTTCTGTTCTCTACTTGTTGAAGTACATAAATAACATTTGGACCTGGGCCTTTGGTGTCTTGGTTAAAAGTTTTTCTTAATTCTGCTAACCTTTTACCATACTTATGTAACTCATTAAAGTTTTCTAATACAGCAAGCTGGCGAACATAATAAAGCTTTGATTTTGCACCGGTGTTAAGAGAGTCGTTGAATAAAGCTTCTAACATATTTTGATCCATCTCTGTTTCAAAGATTTCCTGTTCATCTATTTTATGGCCGTCAGCTTTTGCTTTTTTCAAGTATTTAGACTTCAACTCTTTTACAACTTGGTTATGTACATCCTGTGTAAAGTCTTCACTAAAAGAATCATTTTGTTTTCTAAATAACTTAGTGTAATCTTCTATGATGTCTTGAACTAACAAGCCAACCATAAATTTTTTATCCAATAAGTCTCCTTTTTCATTTTCAAGATTATTTAAAGCATCAAAGACAGGATAAGTAGCTATACTGATATTTAAGTTATCAAGATTTCTATTTTTAGCGTTATCTACTGCTCCGGATAAATCTATATTGATATTAACTCCTTTAGAGTACTCTGTATCTTTGTTTACATAAGACTCATTTCCTGAAATATGTGTAAATGTTATACCGTTTAATTTAATTGGTGTCGGCATTTCTTCTACAGAATCTTTAGTAACTATGTACGTACCTAATCTTAGAGATTTATTTTGAAAATTAGAGTTCCCTGTAGAAGCTAAAGCTGCCATTCCCACTAAATCTTTGGCATCTTTACCGGATTGAAACAATTTTAATTGTGTAACTGCTGAAAAAAAGTTAGAAGAATCCTTAGTAGGTTTAGCATAAAGTTTATTGGCTTGAGTTAAATCATCTTTATCCAATGGACTCATGATTCTTTTATACATTTCAGGATGAGTCAATATCCCCCAATGAATATTAAAATAATCTTTTTGCAAGCTATCTACTTCCTCGTTCTCATCTTGAATTGGTCTCCTATATACATACAATTTATCTACGTCAAAGTCAGATCCCATTTGACCTGTGATAGCTGAAGGAACTATAATTAAATCTCCTAACATTTCAGGAAGAAATCCTACTACTTCCATAGCCATCATAGAACTGTGTCCTTGGTTAGGGATACGTGCTCCAATAACCTGTAGAAATTCTGCCGGTAATTTGCTTGTATCTAACTTTCCATCAACGATGTAATCTGTAATTTTTTGTTTAACTCCTTTTATAAAGAAATGAAAAGGCATCAACACTTGGGCTGGTTTAACTACTTTCTTTCCTCCTTCATCTTCAATTCTCATGTGTTTGAGAGGTTCATCTGGAGAGTAGCCAGGTACATAAATAATACCTCTTTTTTGTTCGTCAGTTAAACTATTTTTAGTCATTATGTTATCTCGTACAAATCCAATGGAAGAGCCTTGTACATAAGACTTTCCGGGAACTTTAAATTGTACTACTTTCTTAACTTGTGACAATAAAAGCTTTTCCAGTTTTACAGAAGCCCCTTGAAAGAATACTGGAATACTGCTTACAGAAACTTCTTTTTGTACTCCATTTACATCTGTAACAAACTCTGTAGCTAAAGATTCTAGTAAAGCAAGTTCATTAGGTTTGTATTCTCCTTGTCGAGCAGTTTCAATTAAAAAGTTAATAACTTTATGAGCAGGAATTTTACCTCCTTCAACTACTCCTAATTTCTCATACAACTTTTTTAAATTGTATTGTCCCATTAAAGTACGAGTCTTTTCTTTGAAAGTTCGAACTTCTTTTGGACTCATTTCTGTATCTCCTATTTTAAACTTAGTTGTTTCAGGTAAAAAACTTAAACCTTCTACAATTAATTTGTCCATTTGAGTTACTAAATTGATTTGATCCTTTTCTGTATCAATTGGAACTTCTTGTTGAACTCGTAAAAACTTTCTTTGAAGAGTTCTAGTATTTTTATTTAAATCTTCTAAAGAAGGTAATACAAATTGATTGTCCGGTGTAAACAAAGTTACTCCAAGCTTTGTTTGATTTCCCAATTTACTTCCAGAGGTAAACGTTGCTCTTGGAGAACTATATCCTTTAACAAGCTTACCTTCTAAAAGAAGCCTAAGATTATCTATTGCTAAATTTCTTGTAAACTGAGGTAACAGTGTGTAAGCTGAAGTTTTGATGTAATCGTAATGTATTAGACCATTTTCAAATCTTGGTCCAGCGTATACAGGTTTATCTGCACCCATAATAAGTTCTACATCTTCCGAATCTAAATCTTTGTCAGCTTGAAGTGTCTCTTCAATAGATTTCTTTTTTGCTGCACTAATCTTTCCTTCAGCGTACATAAAATCTAACTTTTCCTGAGCAGTGATAACTTCTTGAGCATCTGTGGCTACAGAACCTTTAATAGTTCCACCACTCTTTTCAATGTAGTCATAGAGCATGTCTACATCAGCAATTGTAAGCTGTGTATACTTAGGACTTTTGAAAGCTAATTGATACCCAGGTGCAATGTCTTTTGCAGTTCTTTTTGCATACTCTGCTAAAGTTTTTTCAACTGTTCCTTTATTAGCTGCATTAGCTGGATCCCCAAAGAAAAGTACAGCAGAGGACATATTCCAAAGTAAAGTATTTAAACTATAATCTCTTGCTGCTACATCTAATACTTCATTTTGAAGTACATTTTCATGCCGATCATTTACAACTTTTCGTAGCTTTTTAGTATAAGAATGGTCCATTAGTTCAGGAGTTAACTCTAACTCTTTCCAATAGTTCAAGGTTTTGGTTACTTCGGAGTTTAAAAACTTATTCAAAAGCTCTTCTACTCTTGCGTAAGTTCCTTCTGTTTTTAACGTCAGCAAAGATTTAATAGTATCATCATTATTGTACAATAAAGCTTTGTCCCCGGCAGATAATTCTTCTTTGTTCAAGAATGTAAAGAACATAAAAGAAGTTCCATTTTTATCCATTGCAAAGTTGCCGGTAGTTCCATTTTCTTTTATTAAATGTTGAACTCTTTCTATTCTTTTAAACTCTGCTTGAAGCATTGTTTTGAATCCGGCTACAACATCTTTATCATTCAATTTTGGAACGTTAGCAAATATGGGAGAAGTTGGTTTATCGGAATGGGTTAAAGATAGCATATTAGCTACGTTTCTTCCTTGATTTTGATACAAGTATATGGCAGTTAAAGCCTGTTCTCGATCAGACATATCTTGCCTAACAATACCATCAGATGCTCCAATATTTAAACCATCTAAAGAGGCTAATTCTATTTTAGAAGCACCTTGTAAATGAAGATAGGGATTGTTTCCCCATACACTACTCAGTAAATTGTTTCTAAACTCAAAATCTCCATCAATTCCTTGAAACTCTAACATCAGCTTAGAAAGAGTTGTTGGAAGTCCGTAATCGAATATCTGTTTACCTTCAGTACTTCTGTGTACTTTGTTGTAAAGATTTTGGGCATGTCTTCCTTCAATACTAGCAAAAACATTCATAGAAGTATTTTCAGTATCTAAAGGATTCCCTAAAAGACTTAATACACTGTCTTCGAAATCATTTTCATTTTCTTTTACTTTTTTGAAAGCAGAGAAGAATGCTTTAAACACTCCTCCAGGTTGATCATTTACAGTAGTTCCAAATTGTGTAAATAAGCTGCCATCAAATTTGGAACTCTTACCCATTGAACTTATAATATCTACAAATCCTTTTGACGTTGGGTAGTACCCAAGTAAATCATTCAATGCTTCCGGACTAAAGTCTATACCATAGTCTTGGAACATTGAATTCATTAACTTTTTTAACTCTGTTCTTTGGAAGTCTTTTGGAGCTACTTTATTGGCTTCCTGTAGTTGAATCTTTACAGGATCTATTCCTAGTTTTTGAATATATTGTTTAGCTTCTGCAGACAACTGGGTAAGTCCTATTACATAGTCTGGAGTACCAGGTTTACCTAAAGCTGATAACCAAGTTATAAGTTCATCATGTACTGCTGCAAGTTCTTTATTTAAAACCTTTTCTCCTCCGGGTAAAGTTTTAACACTTGCAGATAAAGCTTGATTTTCTTTCCATTTTCGAATAATTGTTTGTTGTTGTTGATATCTCTGAGAATTGATAACTCTTACTTCTGTCCAATTACTTCCTTTATTTTCTTTAGACCCTCGTCGCTGCCTTCCTCTAACTAAAAGAAATCTTCCATATTGTAAATCCATTACCTTTTGAAACTCCTGCAAAAGTTCTTCTTGTTTTGCCAATTCATAGTTAGAACTTGTACTATCAATTCTATCTGCTAAATACATTAAATCAGCATCTCCAGATTCTCGTAATTTTTTAATAATTTTAGAAGTATTCAAGTTAGTACTATTGGCAAGTACTCCCAAAGTTTTTTCATAAACTGAATCAAAGTTGACCGGTTCTGGATAACCTAAAGAATTTAACTTAGGAACCCTTCCTTTAAATCTTTGTAAAGATTCTTCAACTTGTGCAACGTTTTTATTTCTATGAAACACTTTCTTTTTATTCCACTCCTTTAGTTGTTTGAGTGTAGCAGTTTCTAAAGAATCTGTAATATCAATTGCATCCGGAGCCATAGGAATGTCACTACTATATGGGAGTACTTGTACACTAAAATTTTCTACAGCTTTTTGTCCTGCAATAAACATTTTAAGTCTAAAGGTTGCTTTATCCTTAAAGTTTTTTTCGAAGTTGGAATCCCACCAATTTTGAATTAATGCTCCTCTTGTATCATCAAAGTTTATTTCATCTATTACTTCTCCTAAAAAGTCTTCATAGCTTTCTTCCCAATTTGTACTGTCTGAAAGATTTAATGTAATTCCTTCTGTTGAAACAAAGTTTACATCATCTTTCTTCTCGTTAAAATAGTTTTTAAGTAAACCTTTACTTGTACTATCTATTCTATACCCCATGTAACTTAGCCGGGTAAAGAAAATGTCTAAAAAAGAAAGTTTAGGTTCAGTAGAATTATAAGAAAAAGTTTTTACTACATCTGCATACAACTCATTAGTTAGTGCCTTTGATTTAAAAGTTTTTAATAACTCCCCAAGAATCATTGGAACAATCTGAGGTTTATAAATACCTTGTTGTTTATTCATCAAAGTATAAAAGTACATAGCCATAGTATTAGCTATGTCTTGTTGAGTTCCTGGACCGTGTTTTTGAGAAAATGTCTTTGTATCTAAAGTAATTTCAATTCTTCCTAAAGCTTGTAAAAGTTTATTTTGATCATAAAACAATTCTCCTCTTTCACGTATTAGAGTGTTTACTCTATCTGCATATATTTTAGCTAATCTTACAGGGCTGTTATTCATTTCCAACTCAAAAGCTGGATGAAATTTAATATTCTTAGGAAAAGATTCTTCCATTTCTAAACGAATCTCATCCATTAATACTGCATAATCTGTTGGACGTAATCCTCTGTCATCTATTTTAGATTGATAGTTAGGATTTCCAAATTCAGTTGTAAACTCTGTGGTAGGATTATCAACTGCTTGTTGTACTAAAGACTTTAATTGACTTTTAATACCTTGGATATGTTCAGCAGTTACATTAGATCTAAATGTTTTTTCTGCCGGTGTAGGTAGTTTTAAAGTAGTTTGTACAACTGTAGATACTACAGTTTGTGCAGTCTCTGTTTTGCCATACGTTCCATTTTCTAAAGCCTGTTTAGTTTTTTGGTAAACTTCACGTATAGCTTGTACTGAAGCTGGCGTCATAGTACCGTTATCTTGGCGACTCCCTATTCCTGCAAAATTTTCGTGTAAGGTTGGAATTTCTGTTTGTTCAAAAGTAGTTCCGTTCCATTTAAACCATTGGTTTGTTTTAGTGTCAAAAACTACAACTTCTTTCCCGTTAGCTATACCCATTTCAACAGCATACCCAGTACCACCATCTACTGTTGTACGAGCTGCTTTAGATACATAACCTTTGCTGTTTTTTTCTCCTGGAGCTATTAAAGGAGCTACAGCAACTACTTGAGTACTATTTTTAACTTGGTACCAATTTCGTCCAAGTAAGTTTGCGTATTTGTCATTCCAAGGACGACCTAAAACTTTAGCAGCAGCTTTAGCGTGTACTACTCCTTCAGCAAGTTGTTCGTTTGTCAACTCAACATTTCCGCCGGGTGTTTTGCTGTTAGCCCAATAGTGCTTGTGAGACGTAAACCCAAACTCTTTTCCGATAGTGTCCCACATCATATCAGCTCCGATAGCACCCCCTGAGTGGTTAGTGAATTGACCAACACTTATGGAAGTAGCAGCTTTACCTTCCCCATTTATAAGCTCGTCTAAAGCATGTGCATGAGAAGGTTCTTTCAAGTCTTTCCAATACAGTATTTTTTTACCTTGCCACTTTCCAGACTTAATTTCGTTTTGAATCCAAGCCCGTTGAATTGGTTTAACGTTCTTATGTTCTACACCATTTGTATCTGTAAAATCTGTTTGTCCATTTACCCAGTCTTTAAAAGCTTTTACAGCGTTTGCTACAGTACCCACTTTTATAGTTCCGTTTTTACCATCATGAGAGAACGGATTTCCAAAGTGTGAATCTCCACCTTGACGTAGTGGGTAAAGGTAGTCGTTTTCAGCTGCGTACTTTTGGTAGGCTGCGTAATCTAGTTTGTTTTCAACAGTTCTAAAAGCTGGTATTCCATTGGTACCTATGTAAACTACGTTTTGACTAGTACTGCCAGCAGGTTGTTGAGGTTCAAAGCTAGTTTGTACAGGAATAAGATCAATGTCTTTGTCAGGATCATTTACAACTGTAAAAAGATTTCCACTTATACTGATTACAGTTCCACTGGGAATTTCTTTTTTAGTAAAGGTTCCTGTTTCAGAGTCAAGTCCTTGAATTGCATCTAAAGCCTCATCTTCTGTTTTAAATGTAAACTCAGGAGAAGAAATTGCTTTATCTTCTGTGTTTAAAATATTTTGGTCAGAAACAAAATTCTTAAATCCTTCTATATCTTGTTTAGAACCTAATATGTGAATATTATCTGAATCTAATACTACTAATTGAGAATCAGGATTAATAAACATTTCTTTACCTTGAAAAAAAGAATCTATGTTTTCATTTTTAATGAAACTTTTTATAAATTCTTGCTTATATTTAGATAATATAAATAAGTTATTATAAACTTTACTAATAGTACTTGGTTCAGCAAATTTTATAAAGTCTTTAAAATCTTCTTTATCTACTGCAAACTTTTCATATTTATTTAATAAAGCTATTACTTCTTCTTTTGATAGCTTTTCACTAAATGTTTGAGAA